ACACTTGAACCATTAGATGCAGTAGCATCTCCTTCACTTATGTTTAGTTTTAAACCATTTAAATATATATCTACTAACCCTACAGTATAACTTGCACTAATTGTTTGTGTCCCAGCAGATGTAACCGTATGTGTAGTTACTGATCTTTGTGCAGCTTCGCCTGTTGTTGCCCAAGAAGAACCAGAATAAACATTTAGTTTATTTGTACTTGTATTAAAGTATAAATCACCTGCATCCAAAGAAGAAGTTGGTGCTGAAGATGCAACTCTGTATATTTTTGCAAAATCATTTATACCAGTTAAATTATTTACAGCAGTATTTATTTGAGCAAGATTTGTATTTGTTCCAGATGTACTAGTTGTACCATCATAACCAGTAGCTAATGTTGAAATATTATTTAAAACACCTGTAGCATTTAAATTTGTAATATTTGTATTAGCATTTGCTACAGTTTGAATATTATTAGTTGGACTTATTTGACCTGCTACTGTTCCAATATTTGCAACAACTCCACTTGCATTTAAATTTGCCATGTGAGTAACAACAGTTGAGTCACCTAAATTGCCCATTGCTGTTACATTATCACTTGTAGCAAGTAAAGCCATGTCAGTAACAATATCTGATGTTGCAAGTATATTTAAATCATCAACAATATTTGATGTTGCTAATGTATTTACGTCAGCAACAAAATCGGCTGTAACTAAAGACATATCGCTAACAAAATCAGCAGTTACCAAACCCATATCTGTAACAAAATCACTCGTAACTAAATTCATATCGGTTACAAAATCTGATGTTACCAAACTCATATCACTTGCAAAGTCAGATGTAATTAAACTTGCTTTACCAGCAACAGTTGTTACATTACTGTCTATTCCAGCTACAGTTGTAACATTACTTTGTATTGCACTTACTTTTGTAATTGCATTTGTTGCTGAAGTACCATCTTGTATATGTGCTAATGTTGTTATATCTGCTGCTATTGCTCCTAATGCGTTAATATTAGACGTAATAGAAGAAAGTGAACTTACATTTGCTATTGTTGGTCCAGCTTCTACTGCACCTGTTGTAGCGTTAAAACCAAGAACAGTACCTACTCTGCTTGCTTTTGCTGGTAGTGTCATAGTTGCTGCATCATCTGTATCAAGTAATCTTATTGATCTATCAATACGATCCTTACGATCATCAAACAAAGCAACCGTTCTATCTAATTCTGTGTTAAGTGTAGATATAGGAAAAGCACCAGAAGATGGAAAATCAGTTGTTCTGCTTAATGGTATTTCTCTATATATAATTACTGTACTTCCACCTGTTGCACCAGTAACTGACATAGTAACTGTGCCTGTAGAACCATCTCCACCACTTACTGTGTAGTGTGAAGTAATCGTTTTAGTAGTCCCATCAACAACTACCTTTAAATCTGTTGTATCAAAAAATTCAAAAGGTACAGCAAAGCTAGTTGTTGTAGCTCCTTGTGACACCGAGTACGAAATTCGTGGTGCATTATCTGTTAAATCTATAGTCATGGCTGAATCATACCCTTTCTAAATATTTTTTCAATCAATTTTCGCGTCAAGTGCATTTGTCATCTCATTTACTGAATCTTTCCACCAATAAACTTTCATAAAAGGCAATGCGCGAATTAAGTCTTTTGCTCCAGCACCAGTATCTCCAACTAACATTTCTTTTAAAGCTTGTGCATATGTAAACCCAATAGACGGTGCAGCACCAGTAATGCCTATAACGGCCTCTGAAGCTGTATCTCTATATTTTGGACCAATAATACCTAAACCTATATCTGGTCCATTGAAAGCGTTTATAGTATGCATAGAGGTATAATATATATCTGAATATAAAGCGGCTAAACCAGATTGATCAAATGACCTAGCAAACTTATCACTATAACTCATTTTATCCCAAGCCCATTCTGGTGTTTTTATTTTCAATGACATATAAGCAAGTATCATAGCCATTGCCGCCGCAGTAGCTCTGTTCTTTGCAGTTCCATTTGCATATGCAAGTGTAATTTTATTAACTGCTGCAAAAGCATATGAGTAAAACTGTAGTGGCATAGCCAATATACCACTCTCTATTCTTGTATATCCTTTAACTTGTGCATCTTCTACAGGATTTTTAAATCCAGCTTTACGCATTGTTTCTAATCTTACATAAACAATCCCATCCATCAATATTGGCTTATCTGCTGGTGTACCCATAAGTATTGTATTCATTACACCACCATTTAATGCACGACGAAATGCAACAGTAGCATCTTGATCTTTCCATTTTTCTGTATTACCTACATACAAATCTCTATTACTTTTTTGAAAAGGTTGTTTAGCAATTCGTATTGCAAGGTCATCTGTTATACCAGCTTGTGCCATAAATTGTGCATCTTGATCTGTTATCTTTTGTTTTTTAGATATCTTAACAGATAAATCAATTATTTTATGACTACGTGCAATAGAATCCCAAAACTTAAATGTATTTGTAATAGGTCCAAGTCCATTTAAAGCATAAAAAACATCACGTGCTTTGTCCCATATGCCATTTCTAAGAGGATTACCAACTTCTTCAGATACTTGACGCATATGCAAAGCACCAAGAACTGTATCATTACCTTCTCCAGTAAAATCTAAGTCTTTTCTTGATATATTTTTTAAATTGCTATCAATCATATCAAACATACTTTTAAAAAACACTTTTGTTTCATGTTCCATTAGTATTTTTGATGGCTCTGATAATGCAGCTAATCCAGCAGAACCAAGAAAATTAGTTTCTGCAGCTCTTCTTAATATTAAAGCCATTTTATTATCTAAACGATCTGGATTCTTTATAAGTGTACCAACAATACGATCATAAAGATGTTTAAAATTCATTACATCTTCTTGTACTGATTCTATACTTTGCCCAACTCTTTCACCATGTCTTTCAATTTCAAATATTACCTCATCAATATCTTTTAAATCAAATTTCTTTTTAAATTCATACATTGGAGCAGTTCTTTGAACATAAGCAAACATAACTTTAGCTACATCAGTTTCTATAAACTCAGCTACAAGTTCATTTGGAATATCTAATTTTCTATGCTTTAAATGTTTTGATTTACCAGCACCAAAATAAGTATTATCTGGATTTGCAAAATCGTTTTCACCCAAAATAGAATCTATAATATTTTCAACACGTGCATTTACTTCAATGTCATCTATTGATAATTCTTTTTGATTCCATCTAGTTTGCTCTAAACCTGTAAATTCATCTATTGCTGTATCTTCTGTCCATACTCTAGCATTAACATAATCTAAAGAACCATCTTCTTTTAAGATTGGTTCCTGTATCCATTTTTTTAATATACCAGCAAGTTTTGCTCTATTTGCACGTATGTAATCTTTATTCCAATATCGAGGAAAAAATACTTCATCTAATACTTCACCTTTAATATTGCGTATTTTGTTGTCTGCTGCTTTAATACCAGTTTCATTTTTTAATAGTTCTTGTCTATAATAACTTATTGATCTTGTTTTACTTATAAATGCACCACGTAATTTATCTCCTAATAATGGCAATAAATTTTCAAAATATATTTCAAAGTTTTCTGGTTGCAATCTTCTAAGATCAACTATGCCTTTTCTTTTTTTGTCATATCCTTTTTTTAATCTATTACGTAATTGTAAAATACTATCTGTTTGTTTAAACGGAATATTATTTTCTTTTAATGCATTTATTATTATACTCTTTGGCATACGAAGAATATCTTCATTTGCCATTCCAACAAATTCCATAGCTTTGTCAGATAAATTGTATTTTGCAATTATTTTATTTAATAAATCTAATTCTTCTTTAAATGCTTTTTTACTTGTTAAACTATTAATGTATTTTTGATCTTTTGCTGCATCTGATTCTAAAAATTCTAATATGTTATCACGTAATGCTTGTTGTTTTTCTGTAAGACCTCTTGTTTGAAATTGTTCTTCAAGTGAATCTAATATTTCTTTTTTCTTTGACATATTAGAAGATGCATAATTAGCAGTTTTTGATACACTTACAGCAATTTTATTTAATAATTCATCAATATCATTTTCTGTTCTTTTTATTTTTTCTTTAAATTTTTCAACTCTAAATTTCATTTCATGTAAATTACCAAGAATGCCTACTTCTTGTAACATACCATCCCATTCTTCAAAAAACTTTCTTACAAGTTCTACTGCTTTTGATTCTTCACGTGTTAAATCTTTAGATTTGCTTATATATTTATTACCAACTCTATCTAAAAACTCTTCAAAAAGTTCTTCTTTATTACCAAATGGCATTATGTTTTTTACTTTTCTTGCTGCATTAGTTGCATTATAACCAAGTGTAAAATTACCAGAACCTTTTACCCATAAATCTGATAACTCTTTATATAAAGCTACAACTTTACCTTGATGTATTTTAGAATCTAAATATACACTTCCGGTATCATTTTCATTTCCAAATTTAATTGCTGTTTTTTTAGTATGAGTTTCAAGCAATAAACCTTGATCCATAGCTAGTTTTAAACCATACAACTTAATTATTCTATTACTTGATTTATTTAACATAGCTTTTAATGGTCCAAAATTAGTAATCTTTGCTAAAGCTTTTCCACCAATTTTTGGTGTAACTAATGTTAAATCTTCACCTTTTTCAAAAGAAACTCTTTTTATATAATCGGCTGTTGTTACCCAATCTAATTCTCTAGCTAATGGAAATATTTGTTGTTCATAATAATTTTCTGATGATTCTGAACCACCTCTTAATAAAGCACTTTCTTTATCAATTACTTCATCTACTGCTTGTTTTTTTAAATTTACAATTTCTCCATCTAATTTTTTTATTTCATTAATTTGTTTTGTAAATTTACCACCAGGATTAGACAAATCTATAGATTCTTCTAAATCTTTTTTAGTAGTTGATAATTCTTTTAATTTTATTTTAATATTTTTTGGGACATCTCTTGGTCTTAATCTATCAAAAGCTGTAATTCTTGCTACTGCACTTATTCTTTTTAAATAACCTTCAGCATTTTCTTCTTGTTTAATAAGCTTTTCAATATCTTTTTCTAATACAGCTTTTCTTTGTCTTAACCAATTTAAAGATTGATTTTTTATTTTTTCTGGTAAAAGATTATAACTCATTATTTGATCATATTCTTTTGTAACCATATTTATATTTTTAGAGTCAACTGTACTACTACCTCTAAATCTATCAGAAGTTTCTTTTATATTTGTAACAAGTTGATTTTCAGCTACAGCCCTTCTTGACATTGGTATTGATATTAAACCACCAAGAATACCACCAGCTACTCCAGCACCAAATATATTAAATGCAACTTCTGTAGGTGTAGATAAAGGATCAAATGGATGTCTTAATGCTTCTGCTCCAGCTTGTAATGTTGCTGTCCCTAAACCAACTCTAAGTGCAGATCGACTAATACCTAAAGCTGGACCACCAAAAGGCAATGCAATAAAATTTATTGGATCAAAAAATCCAGCAGCTAATTGACTAACCAAAGAAGAATCCATTAATGTTCTTCTTCTTTCAAATGAATCTTGTATATTTGTAATTATTTTTTTGTAGTGATATTCATTATTAGCTTTATTTAAAGTATCACTAAAATCTACATACCTTTCGTAATCAGGCATTTCTGTAGGATTAAAGTTTTCATCAACTTCTTGTGCTTTATTATCAAAAAATAATTTAGCTCTTTCATAAAGTGGATCGTATGAATATGCAAATTGCGCTCCAAATGTTTCACCAAATGTTGGACCATCACGATAGGTTTGTGTTCTTCTATCATAATAAGAACGATACCTAATACCAGGTTGTACAATAGGTGGAGCTAAACTTCTTGGTATACTTTCATTCATTTTATTTGCATTATCATATTACTAACAGGATCAACATAAGATTTACTACCTGTGAAATCTTGTTCAACTTTTTCTGTTGTTTCTTTATAATCGTTTGGAGAAAATTGAACTGGTATTCCTTTTGGTTTACCATTTTCATCTACTTCTGGCAAAAGATAATAATCTTCACCTGTGTAATTTCTAACCATTATTCTATACTCAAAAGTATTTGAATCAACATTAACAGGATATAACATAAAACTATGACCAATTTCTTTTGCTTTATCTTCTAACTTAAGTGCAGCTAAAACATTTAATTTAAATGATTTATGCATATCTAATAAGTAATCTGCATTTACTAAAGCAACTGGTAAATTTAATAAAGTTGCACCTTTTGCAACATATTCTATGGTTTCACCAACCATATTAAAAAATCCACCACGCATTAAATCTTTTTCTTTTTCAGCATTTATATCAAAAGAAGGAACAAAACCGTTATGATATTTTTCAAAATATTTTATATATTTTTCTGAAGTGTATTTTTTTTGAATAGCATTAATTGCTTTTAGTGCTTGCCTTTCACCTCCATAATGTAATATTGGTGATTGTTGGCTACGGTTATCTCTTTGTCTTAATGTTGGATCAAAAAGAACACCTAAATTTTCTGGAAAAACGTCATTAATAAATTTATCTATATCTCCATGAATAGCTTCAAATGAGTTTACAGTTTTATTTAAAGGTGACAAAAGTAATCCTCTTGCTCTTGCTTTTACTACCTTTGTTATTAAACCAATATTAACAGGACTATATTTTTTTGATAAATAATCTGTTACTAATGTTGTTAATTTATCATCTACTTTTTCAATTACATTTTGATCTGTAGGAGAAACATCAATCTTTCTTGCTAAAGATTGTGCAACAGTAACATCTGAAAAAGAAGCAACATAGTCGTCAAACATTGCATCTATTTCATTATCAGAATAACCTTTTTTAAATTCATGTATTTGTTCTAATGTAGCAAATGTATCTTCATTTATTGGACCACCTTTATTTGCAAATCTAAGATGGACCTTACCATCTCCATAACTTTTTTCTCTTACTTGCCTATATATTTGCATAGCACCTTTAAGTTTTTCTCCACGATAAACACCATTTGCAAGGTTATTTAATATTGATTGTGTTGCAGTATTAATAGGTACATCTTGATTTACATTATAAAAATACTTTTGACTCTTTGAGAAATAATCTACATTACTAAGATAAAGTTCTTGTAAATCATCTTCATTTGCACCTTCTGGAAGTAATCCATCAGCTTGTGCCATTATTAATGCATTTTGTGTTAACATTTTTCTATTATCAGATGTGTTTGAAACATCCTTACCAAACTTTAATCTTGTTTGTAAAACTGCTAATTTTCTTTGATTTTCAGTTAATCTTTGATTTGCACCAATCGTTTTTTTCAAACCATATCTTTGTGCAAGACCATCAAATAAATTATATGTTGGCTCAAAAGAATCCATATAACCAAGACCTACTAAATTAGTTTTTAAATTTGACATTTGATTTCTTAAATTAACTAAATTTAGTAATTTTGTTTTTGGCACTAGTTCACTAACAGTGTTTAAATAATCTTTTTCAGATACAGTAGGATCACTAGAAATAAATTTTATTGTAGCATCAAGCAATGATTGTGTAGACCTACCAGTTCTATAGATTGGTCCAAAAGCTTTTTCAAACTCGTTAAATAAAACTAAATTTATTCCCTCCCTTAATCTATCATCTCTAAAATCATTTGTAATATATGGTTTATTAAATATTTCTCTTATTTCATTTGAAAATTCATTAAAGTTATTAAATAAATTATTTGGATTACTTCTTACAGAACCAATAAATTCATTTAATTCAACACTTGCTTGATCTTCAGCAATTATTTGAAATTGTTCTCTACCATATTTTGATTCAATCTTAGTTTTTGTTATTGCATTTTTTTGTTTTACTGTTTGCCCTAATGCAAATATTTCATTATTAGTTAAATCTTTTGTAAGTTTTTCTAATTCTCTACCATAAAAGTTTAATTTTTTATTTCCTTTTAAAGTTTGTATTGCATCACTTAAAGCTTCAGGACTATCTAAAGCGTAATTTAAAACTAATTTTAATAATTCACCATTTTCAATATCGCCTTGTTTCCCAAATAAATCATCAAAAACACTTTCATTATAAATTGTAGAAGAAAAAGAAACTGCTTTTGGTGCAATTTTATTTGTTTGTATTAATGCTCTTTCTTGTTTTTCGGTTATTAAGTTTTGTGAACGTAATTGTTTAATATCTTCTTCAATATCTTTTTGTAATGTCTGATACTTCTTTTGTGAAAAAACATCATTTATCTTAGCTAATGAAGTAACTGTATTTATTTTATCTTGAATGCCCTCAATACTATCAACAACTAAATCTTGTCTTGCTTGTGCAGCAACTTGTCTTTCTATTGATTTTGCAGTTTGTGCTAAATAATCAGCACCATTAGTATCTATAAATTGTTTAGCCCACCCAACAGAATTTTCAGACATTGCTGAAAGTTTTGAATTAAATCTTGCTGTAAAAGCTTGTAGTCTATTTGGACTATTAAGTGTTTGTGTATTAGATTCTTCTGCTGCAATTTTTATTTCTTTTACAATTTCAGACTTAAATCTTTTTTTTATAATATCGTTAAAGATTTGATTATCTATTTGAAAGTTATCTTGTCTATAAGCTTTTGGTAATCCTGTTGCTGGATCAATACCTGTAATTAAATCTGTTTGAACAGCTTCAGCTTCTTCTTGACCTCTTCTAATAGCTTGTTCTTTTGCCAAAGGCTCTATAGTTTGTATTATTTGTTTTGCATTATTTGCAATTTGATTACCAATAATTTCACCAGCACGACTTGCTGGTGCAACACCAATCCTTCCAATGCCAAATTTATTTTGTTCCCTAACTGCCATTATGCAAGCCTTCGATAATTATAATATCCTGTCCCAAGAGTTGTTCCAGCACCTAACAAGCCAGCTTCAAATAATGCTTGACCTTCAGAACGTGCAACCTCTTGTTTTTGTTTACTTACAACATCAGCCATAAATGCTGACAATTGTATTCCTCCAATATCTTCATCTACAGTAGCACTATTTGCATCTAAAAAAGTTTCAAAAGATTTATCATCTCTAACATTATATGCTTGTTTTGCAAGATTAGCTGACAATATAATATTAGCTTGGTTTCTTCTTCTGTTTTCATTTTGCATTGCAATAAGTCTATCTTGTTCTGCTTGCATTTCTAAATTATAAGCTTCTTGTTCTTTTGCTTTTCTTGCTGAAACACCAGACCTATATTGACCATATGCTGATATACCAGCAAACAATAAACCTATAGCTGGAACGATTGGTATTGGCATTATATTTGTACCTCTGCTATTAAACTGTTAACTTGTATTGATAGTGGCGCACGTTGCGTTATAGACAACTGTGGATCACGACTATAACCTAGTAATCTTATTTCTTTCTTTCCTGTAATTGCAGTTCTTGGCAATGAAAAATCATCAGTAACACCTAATATCTCAATAGGTTTTGTATTTACTGATACAGATAATGTATTATTTAAATCAAGAATAACTCGACCTAATCCACGTAATAATCCTGTTGTTGGTCCATTTGCAGTTTGTGCATCTAATGGATTACTCTTTAACTCAATATCAAAACCAAATCCAATTTCAGCATTTGTTAAAGAATCATCAACTGCTGATACATTTACTTGACCACTTGATACAGCAAATTGACCAAGATATTGTGTACCAGATACAACATCTACTTTAGCACCGTTATCAAATTGACCAGAAGTTAATGTAAAAACACCACTACTACCATTTGTATAGGATACAGATTGATCTAAATTCATACCATCTGTCATTTCCATAAGCACAAGTTTCTTAGTACCAGCACCTTTGTCATATTTACCAATCATAAAAACACGTTCATCTATTGTACAAACAGAATGGAATGTTGCAGAAGTTTCTGTATTAGTACCTTTCTTTCCTTTTGTAGTAAACTGTGTCCAGCCAGCACGTTTTTCAGAACGGTTAGAATTAAATACAGCCATAGTCCCATCACTATTAACCATGAAAATATATGATTCCGGTCTTTCTATTGCAGCTTGCAATGATGTCATTTGAACTGGAGTAACAACCAAATGAGAAGATATTAATGATACTGCATTAGCAACATATGCTGATTCTGTATCTGAAAATATAAATTCTCTTACAACAGTACCAGATCGTTGTACATATATTGTTGCACCATCAAACACAAAAGGTTTTACATCTGCAATACCATATGGAGTTTGTCTACGTATCATAGCATTAGTAGGTGTAACAGGTGTATTCTCAAATGCTGGAACAATAAACTCTGATGTAACTGTAAACACTTGTAAATCACGATTAGATACTAAATGTTTTATTTGATCCAATTCACCAACACTTGATGATAATTGTATAGATTCACTATCAAGTGCAGTGCCAATATTAAAATTAAAAAACTCACCAGATTGAGAAGCCCAAATACCGTCTGGTTGTGCTAATGTACCACCAAACCACAATCGACCTTCGTGAAAACAAATGGCTGCTGGAAACCCACGAATAGCTGAATATGATTGTTCTTCCCAATCTGAGGTTGGTGCATTCGTTACAATACGAGGCGCACCACCACCATCAATAGAAGCATTTGCTGTAGCACCAGCAGTTACGGTAAATGTATTATCATCAATAATTGATGTTATTGTTTTAGTTCCATTAATATTACTATTTGTTATACCAGCAATGGTATCTGATTCAGATATTGTAATACTGTCCCCAACTAAAAGATTATGAAGTGGCATTGTAAATTCTATTGTTGCACTATCTTTTATTGTTCTTATTGCGTTAATACCTAGTTTTGTAAATAATGTATCAGCAATATCACCTGTTGCATGAGAACCAGAAGTTACACCTGTTATATCAATTTCTTGTTTTCTGTATCTTAAAGTAATACCAACGTGCAAAGAATTACTATATCCACCACCATTTGTAGAACCATCATCAAAATATTTAACAGGATCAAAATGAGTTGTATCTGAAGCTGGAGCAGTAGATGATGAATTATCCCTAGTTGCTATTACTTTATATATTTGATTACTATGTGCAACAAAATCACCTATTGCATAAGCTGTAGTTGCAGCCCAATTACCTCTATCAGTTCCATCTGGTTTAACAATTAGAGTTACTCCACTTCCTGTAGTCGCTCCTGGTGTTAAAGTAAAACCAGTTTGATGAAAATGATAATATGGTTGATATGTTTCTTTAGCATCACCTTTTAAATCAAATGAAAAAGTTGAAACTTGAAAGGTTATTAAAGATGTTCTTACTATTTTTAATGTATTAAAAGCATTATGTGCCAAAAATAAAACATCACCAGATTGTGCATATGTTATCTTTTTTAATCTTGCTTCTGTAATTCTAGTATTTAATGATGTTCCAGTAGTGTCAGTAGTAAGAGTAGTTGCAGTTAAATTAGTAACTGCACCAGCAGAAGCATTTCCACTTGCATCAAAATCTAAAATAAATATTTCAATTTTGCCAGCAGACAAAGCAATTATATATCTTTCATCATCACTAAATATAAATGGAATAAGTCTTACTTGTTGCTCTACTGAATCATTTACAGTAGTTCCAAAATTATGTAGATACTTTGTTCCTGATCTTTTAATAACACCACCTTCAGCACGTATTAAAAAGTTAGTAAGCTTTTGTGCTGAATTATTATATACTTGAGTATCAGTTCTACCTATAAGTGATGGACTAATTTCACCAAATTGAAAGTTAGTAAATGGTATTCTTACAATTTGCATTAGCTTCTTCTCGCAGTTAAGAACCTACTTGTTTCAAGTTTACGTGTTGTTTGTTGTTGTGAGTCTAATGTTCTTGCTTTTGCCATTGATAAATCTGATCTTTGAGTCATCAATGCCGCTAAGTTTGCATCTCTTGCAATAGATGTAGCAAAGATTATAGCTAAAGAAAATTCTACAGCTAGTGTAAAGTATGAAGGGAAATCTATTTCGCTGGCTCTAAAGCTATAATCTACTATTACTGTATCTGTTTCTGTAGTATCTGCATATAGTTTATCACCATAAACTTGATATTCAATTAAATTATTATTTACAGTAGCACCATGTAACATAATTAAATCAGATGGTAATTGATATGCATAATCATATCTACCTGTAGGTTTATCTGTTAATCTATTTACTTCTTTTTGATTAGTAGCAAATCTCCATCTTGTATTTACTAAAGCAGATTGTACTACATCTTCATACATATTTACTGCTACTGTTGCTTCTGTTGTTCCATCATCAAAAGACGATATAGGCTCTGCACCTATTAATATTAATGCCCTACTACAAATATCTAAAGGGGTATCGGCTGTCTTACTTGTTAAAGCCATATATGATTATGGGGGAGTATAACTCCCCCATCTCCTATTTTAGTCACCATCTGTTTCAGCAATAGCTGTACCATCTGATACGTCTACAACTGAACCAGTATTGGATAGAACAGTTACATGATTAGTTGTTGGTGTGTTAGTATCTTTTACAAGAATAACATCACGAACTTTTAACATATTAGCTGAACTATTAAAATAACCAGCACTATTTACTGTAGCTATTGCATCTGTAGTTGTGTAAACCCAAGTGTTTCCATTTGAATCTCCACCCATTCTACAAAGTCCACTTGCTGCATAAGCCATATTATTACCTCCTATTAATTATTATCTAAGACTTCATAAACACCATTGTCATCAATAACAACAGCACCCATTGACATCATAGAGTTAGTTAAATGTGCAGCCCTTTCAGCAATATAATTTACTTCAGTTGAAACATCTGCACCAATACCAAGTCCTACTGCTGATGTATGATAAGCAATATTCTTACCAGCAGTTATTGCTGATGTAGAAAAGATATTAAAACCTAAAAAGTTTTTCATAGTCATTCCACCAGCAAAAGGTAAATTCTGTTCACCAACAAAATCTGAACTTGCAAACTCAGTTATTAAAAATAAATCTGCAAAACCTTTTGGATGCATAGCTAAATATCTTCCACCATCTTCTGGAATATTAGCAGTACCCATAGTTTCAAATAATGACAGTAAATCAGCTTTTGCTAACGCACTTCCTGTATCATGAATCTGTGTACTATTAGCACCAGAGTCCATAGCAGTATACAGTATTTCGTCTGTTTTACGACCAAGAGCAGCAGCCGCACTTTTTGCAACAGCTTGTCTTTCGTCTATGTTTATTTTTAACTCATCCAATTTATCAATATACTCTGGAGCATAATAATCTTCCATAGTAGCTTCAACATTTGTATGAGCTAGTTCCATTGGTGTTACTAAACCATTTCTTGATTTGGTGTTAGCACTACCTGTTCCTATTTTCTGAAAGCGAACAACACTTCCAGCAACATTGCCTACAGTTCTAACTGTGTTTCTTAGCTTTGATCCCATTCTTTGATATGCTAAGTGAACGTCAGATTCAAACTGTTTGATAAAGGCTTGATCTATTGTATTAGCCATTACGACCTCGTTTGTTAAAGTTTCATCAATGTCATTGATTATCTGCTTTAACTACGTCAATGCAATTATCCATAAAGGGTTGCTAGTGCATTGCAGGTCTTGACAATTCCTATATAAACTAAATTTTTAAATGATTGCAACGAAAAAATTTATAGAATACTGAATTTTCAATAGCATAATTTTTATCTTCTAACTCAAAACCACACCATTTAAGCCAATTTATCGTTTCAAAATGATGTTTTGGGACATAATTATATATCTTTTTATAGTCACCTTGTAATAATTTTATCACACCATGACACCCTTTTAAGAATGAAATCTTATATTTATCAATACCATGTGTCCCAAGCATCCAAACAATACCACAATCTTTTTCATATTGGCAATCACACACACCTAACATAGCAATAGGTATTTGTTCTACTGCTATTGTATATGAAATAGATTCTTTATCATATAATGCAGATTGAAAAACCTCTCTTGGATCAATGTTATGAAGCTTACACTCTTCAATATCATTATCTCTTAAATATGGATAGATTAAGTCTATATCAGAAGAGCAAGCAAATCTTAATCTAAGATTTCCAGAGCTACTAACTTCCATTAGGATACAATCTTCTGTATCCATCATCTACCATTTTAACAAAGTCTGCATCTCTTGTTACAGGATCATGGTATCTTGGGTCTTTTTGTAGTTCTCTTAATGATTCTCTTGTAATTTTATTAGCTGGTTCAGATTGAACATTTGGTCTATCTTTCATTTGTTCCATAAAATGCTCAAGAACCATTATACCATCTGCTGTATCTGTTATAGCTTCTAATGATTGTTGTAAATTATTTGGAAAGAATTGCTTTGACCAAAGCTCTACTGCTTGTACTCTTTCTTCTCCATTATCACCAAGTCTTTTCATTTCAGTTTCTGGATCAGGTATATTAGCATTCACACCTTCAATATATTTTTCTATACCAACAGTAAATTCTTCTTGAGATTTTCCATTTTCAAAAGAATAATCAGCCCACCATTTTAACAAAGGATTATCTGCTGACAATGATTGGTCTATATTTTCTGGCAAAATATAATCACCAACCTTTTCTGGTCTGTCCTTATAAGATTCTGCTTGTGATTCTTCTTCCCATTGTTTTTTTAAATCTTCTTCTTTCTGACTTTGTTTTTTTTCAAGATTACTATACGATTCCAACAAAGCTTCTGGTGATTTAAATTTTTCTGGCAACCATTCTGGTCTGTCAGTTATGTCAGTTGTGTCAGCACTCTCTTGTGCTTGGGAATAAGATTCTAATGTTGTTTCACGTGAAACATCTTCAGTTGTTTGATTTTCTTCAGCCATTTGTTTTTAACCTCTTTGAATGTTTTATTCTATTTTCTATTATTGCAACTAAATATCTTTGACCTTCGTGATGCATAAGCTGGTTTGGATCAATAATTGGTCCATTAACACTTTCAATACTTATACTTCTAAGGTAATTCAATACTTCCTTTCCAGCAGGAGTATCAAAAATTGCACTAACATTTTTACTTATTATTTCATCTGATTCTTTTGTTCTTTGTATCCCATCAATACCAACATAACTACTGCGTTGCAACTTCACCTCCTTGTTGTTGTTGCATCATTTGCTGTTGCATTTGTGCTTGTTGCATTATTTCTACAAGCTGTTTTCTTTCTCCAGCATCTCTAATAAGACTATCTGGAACACCATACTTTTTAGCAAGATAAGCAGCAACTTCTTCACCACTTACTAATAAATTCATTATTTCTGGACCAAATCCTTGTTGAACAACTTGTAACCATTGTGTTGTTGAACTTATATCTTGTCTCGATTGTGCTTGGCTAAGTGGAGAAGATGACCTTACTTTAACTTGTCTACCATTAACTGTTGGTATTTCAATCCTACCTTGCTTTCTAAGTATATGAACAACTCTTTGCAAAACTGGTTGTACCATTTCTGATTGCAATCTACCAAATGCAGAACCAATTTGCCTAGATAAATCAGCCATACGTTCTGCTATTTCAGTAGCAGTAGCTGGAGTTTTATTAGGATCACCAAGCATCTCATTATATAATGCTTTCTTAATATTCATTCTCATTTCAGAAAATATAAATTGACTTACATCAAAATTGCCAGCAGCTCTTATCGGTTGCAATCCAGCAGAGTTTGGTGCTTTAGGTATAACTGTACCGGGTACTAAACTAATTGTATCTGGATTAACAATACCATCATCATCTAGTTGATAGATGCCAGATATAGCCATTTGTGCATTCTCTAACACAAGTTGCATGGTTAAATTTGTAGTCTTGATTGCAGATAATGCATTCATAAGTGGACCACGACCATAAACTTCACCAGCACAAGTAGACCAACGAAAGCAAATATAAGGATTAGAGCCAACACCATTGAAAGAATTGTTTCTAATAAGCGTTCTACTCTCACAATCTATAACATAATCAAAGTGAGCATCTTGATTTAACTTAGTATAATCTTTACAAATTACTTCTAAAATCTTTGTTTTAGCATCTGGTGTGTTTTTTATCTTATCAATTAACTGTTTAGAATAACTACCGTTAGGATACAGTAAAGGAATATGAGAATAACGAACATTTCTTTCTCGGTAAACATGGTCTATTTTATTATCTGGACCAGTATCTAATACCACATGAGGAAGTGGTATGGCTGAGAATACAATAGGTTGAACTGCATCACCTTCAGTAACATGAAGAATACCAGTGCCTACCGCCAAATCCATAAATGATTCATGGACTTCTTGACCGAAGTTTGAGTTTTGTAATATTTCAAAAACATATTCTGTTACCTCATCTAAATCATTATTTACTGATTCACGTTGTTCTTTAGGTACTTCTGATCCAGCTATAAAATCAGCCCATCTTGCAAAATTAGGAACTAAACCTTGTTGTAATCTTGATGCAAATTCTTGCACACCAACAACTGCTGTTTCATCAAATATCTTTTCATCTCTTCTTTGCCCTATTGCTTCTGTATAAAAAGATTCTCTTTGTGGCATTGAGTATTCGTAACATTCTTCAAACAAAGGAACAAATTGATCTCTTAAAGTTTTAGCTCTTTGGTACTTATCTAAGTATTCCTTTGCAATAGCTTCTTCAGAAAGCTTATCACCTACTATTTGCATTAGTAATTTCCTCTATTAAATCCCATTCCTGTTGATACTAATAGTGATCTTCTACCTCTAGCCCTTCTTCTTCTCATAAGTCTTGTCCCACTTGATCTTCTTTTCTGGAGATCAGATAAATCTTTTTCTAACCTAGCTGTTGTAGTATCTTCACCTTTTTCTTCTTCTGGCTTTCCCATTTTTTGTGGTGATGGTGATTGTATATACTGCACCAAAGGTTGAGATTTCTTTACTTGGCTTTCCGTTTGTTGGGTTTTAAGCTTGGTTTTCTCGGCTTCTTGGCGTTCACGTTCTGCTTTTTGGGCTGCTTCCGCTTCCAAATCCCTTGTAGGAGCAGAACTACCCCCTCCAAATAAACACATATTAACCTCCTAATCTTGCCCATATGCTTCTCTTCTTAAATGGTTTTCGTTTAAATATGTCATATTCACTCCTAGCATTAAACGAAGAAAGGGGTTTTTGTCCAGCCATTAATTGCCTTCCTTCTCCAGCACCCAACATTAGGTACTGTAAAGCATCATGTATATGAGAATACATATTTTTTTCTGGTTTGTCATCATATCTTTCTCCTGACACTTGCATTCTCCTATATGCATACCCACCTTGAAACCCTTTTATCAACATTGGACACCTTCTGTCTATTAAAAAAGATGGCTTACCGTCTGACATTTTTGTTAACTGTGACGAAACTGACTCTAATCTAAGGTCTACACTATTAGATGGAGCTGGTATTGCCCTTAATCCAGCACCTCTTAATATCTGAAATGGAGTCGATTCATCTGTTTGCGCTCTAAAATCACCAGCTGGATCACCAATAATATTAACATCAAGACCAGCAAAACGTGTTGCTATCTCTTGTCTTAACAATTCTGCAAACCTAACTATACCCATATCAATTGCTACAATCTCTGATTGTATTAACCATCTACCTCTTACTTTCTGACCAAAAACTGCGGCTGGAGTAAGTCCAAAGTCAATACCAATATACAAAGGTACACCTACAGCAATTGGTATTTCTTCTGTAGCTATATGTGTTTCACTTACAAACTGTGGATAAACAGGTTTTCCTTCCTGTATTGCACCTAATCTATTCATTACGTAAACATCTATCCAGCTTTTAGTCTTACCACGAATTAGATTTGGATAATAAGTAGCTAAAATGTTTGTACAGTTTTCAGCTTTCTTATTCATACTGTAATCTTTAACTTCACCACGATCATCTAATGCTTCTTTCATTGCTGGTGGTTGTGTAAAAAATCCCCAATTATCTGGCTTTATTAACATCTTAGCTTGCTCTTTTGGAATATGATCTGGTATCGGAACCTCACCAGCCATGATAGCCCACCAATGATCTTCTTCTGGAGCATTCGTATCTGCAATAACACCAGACCAACTTGCACCACCTTCTCTCATAGATGGATAACGACCAACACGCATAGTACACGCATCAATAATACTCTTTGGTATTTCCCTAGCTTCGTTAATCCAAACTCCAGTAAGTTCCAAAGAAAGAAGTTTCTTTACATCTTCTGGTCTGTCTAGTGCCAAAAATATAATTTCCATATCCAAATCATTCTTTTGAATATGATGCGTATAGGGTACTGACCAATGAAACTTCCCCCACACATCTTCTGGAAACCAATCAAGCCAAGTCTTTATAGTAGTTGTTCTTAACTGTGGGTTTGTATTTCTTATTACAGCCCAACGAGATTTACGAATACCTTCTTTATTTTTCTTCTGTTCAAGACTTCTTCGAAATACTTCAACACAACAAGCAACAGACTTACCAGAACCAACAGGACCTCTCAAACCTCTAAAAAAATTAGAGTCCTTCATGAATAATTTAAGAACTTCACCATCTGGTTTATAGTTAAAACTAGGCACTATCTATCATCAATCTTATGGTCAAAAGCTACCTTCAGTAACTTTTCTACAGTTTCTGGACCAATTACTGCAATCAATTTATCAGCTTCGTAATCAGTCGCATATTGCTTGGGAAAATGTTTAAGATGAACTGTCTTTACCACGTTCCTTAACATTCTTCTTTCTTTATTACTTAAGGTGTGTAAAAAACTCATGTACGATACTTCTTTCCTTTACTCAAATAACTTTCTTGTTAATATCCATGTAACTTGTTTGTTTACTTCTTCTTCACACAAATCAGCCATCTCTTGATCTGACATCTCATCTGATTTCAAAACTTCAACCTCTTTAGGGTTCTTACCTTCTTTTCTAGCCCAAGCTGGTGTTTTTGCCATAGCGACCTCCTAACTAACCATTAAATATTTTTTAGAGCTTTTCAAGCTAAAAATGTTTGAGTAGGACTACTTACCGTAACAGAGTCGCTATTTTTCCCCCCAGCCCCCCAGAGGGGGTACAGTTAGATTAAATTAATATGTAGCCAGATAACCCAATAATATAGTACGAGCTTGCGAGTTCCTTTTCGATAACTTCCCAACTCACGGCTTCTTCACTTAGGTTACGAAGCCGTTCGAAGGTCTTAGTCTAATGATATGGTTACTTTGATATCCCCTGCAACAAGATGCTGGTGCTTGTCTGGAGCTTTGAACCCTGCTCGATCCAGTATATCCTTGCTAGCTTCTAGCTGAACGTACTCACTTCTAGCATCTTGTGAAAGCTGGAGGAGCCTATGACTAGCTTTCGTAGCATTTAGACCTATGCTTTCCGAAACCTGTAACATCAAGTAAGCTTGCACGTTTGGATTCTTGAGAGCCTTGCTAGCACTGACTCTACCACTTTCTCCTTTGGCATATCCAGCTACCTCACTAGCTTTCTTGATGGTACATCCTGTAGCTACGAGTGTATCCACCAGCTTTCGTTGTTTTGAGGTGATCGTAGATTGCTCTGCGAGGTTCTTGAGTGTGTTCATGAGTTGTAGAAAACGCTATCTAATCCACCATGTCAATAGCGAAATGGGGATAGCTTTACTTAAACTGAGTGCGTGATGCTCGCATCACACACACTTATTATTGATCCCACCATCCCACCCAAAAGCCATCCCAACTGTCACGATTGTCTCGGTTGTTCTTCGCCCTTGTCTGGTTGTATCCTCTCCTAAGTGAATGGACTGCGCTAACCTAGCAAAATCTGGCTTCGGGGGATTCGGGCAAGCCGAACGCCCAAGCTATGTCAAATCGCGTAGGTTTGACATAGCTTCCAGATTTAGCGAGGTGATCCCATTCAATTAACATAGGAGTGAATACAATGACAAAGACAAAGAACAATTCAACAATCGCAACAGTTGGTATACCTTTCAGTATATTAGGTTTGAGTACCTTGAAAGGTATTTGTAATACCGTTTACGGTAGAATAGCTACCGCAGAGGGTAAGAAGTTACCAGACTTGAGAGCAAGCATGGATACTGAATCAGGTATCAATGGTGATGATAGTGCTTACTACAAAAAGATGGAAGATATCTACAATGAGATTGAAGCTGATATTGCTACACTTCGTTCATACGTTGTACCGTTTGAAACAAAGTACAATGAAATGAACAGTATGATTGGTGATGGTAGAGCTTATAAGTACCAACCATTCGTACCAATGGCAAAGGCTAGTTAATCTAGCCTATACCTACAGGTCTTAATTGACCTGTAGGTTTCTTTATAACTTGACACTATGTCCTAGTGTGATACTATTGGTAATTATAGCAAATGAAAGGGGATACACATTATGGCTATACCACAACAAAAAAAATTATTTAGTTCAGCACATTATAACTGGTTCATTCAACACTTAGGTCCAGAAATTCCATTGAAGGTGGTGGGATTGATAGCAGATAAATTCGAAAGTATGGATAAAGATTTTAATAAAGAATGGTTCCTGTCTGAGATGTGGTTTGTGAATGAAGAACACAATCAACTTGTAGAAGAGTATGCCAACTACATGACAAAATGGAGGGTGTAGAATGAGTTACGTAAATAATAATTTAATACCAGAAATTGAAGCTGATCTTGGTGGACTCTCTGTAGAATACCATCAAGAGTTTGGTTCATTTCAAAATGTAAGTGAGGTTACTGATTGGGTAGCAAAAAAACTAAATCGTAATACTGAGTTTGAAAAGAATGTTATCCAAGAAGTTGTTGAACAACATTGGAATGAGTATTGGGCAGACTATCCATGATTAAGTATTACATCACTGAAGCAATGGCAGCACTCGCTGTCATTGCATTCGTTTCATTTATAATTTTCATTTCATAGAAGGGGTACATTATGCAATTACTAACTAAGAAAATAGAAAGTCAACTGCGTGCTAACCATAAAGCTAACGCAGATGGCGAGAAAACATTTGCACCAATCGTTAAACTATTTAATCCATATGGTGTAGGTACTTGGTATCTATCAGAACTAAGTGACAGTAACATAGCATTTGGTTATTGCAATCTAGGTTATGAAACTGAGCTTGGGTTTGTAGATTTAGATGAACTTAAGTCTATGACTTTCCAGTTTGGTGGTAAAATTGAACGTGATTTATATTGGAGTGGAGATATAAAATGAAGTATAGAACATATGAAATATGTGGAGAACTACGTCACTATTCTAAAGGTGATATGATACATACAAGAGGTCAAGCATGGGTGCTGGACCAAGATGAATATGATCCAGATGTATGGTGGGCTAGCAATAGTGATGGTGAAGAGATTGAATTTATACCAGGCACTGAAGATCATCATGAGCCATTCGATCAATCACACATCAAACAAAAACTAGGTTTGTATTGATGAACGATTACAGAAGTATCATTAAAGTTTTACACCATGAAAGAATATATCATGGTGTAACTCAAGCTGATCTAGCACACAAGATAGGTGTATCAGAGTCAACATTAAGTAAGTGGGAGCATGGATATAGAACTCCAAGCATACATAATCTGATGGCTTGGTGTGATTCACTAGATGTAAGAATTGTAACTGAACCATATCCGAAACCAAATGACAAATAAAAATAAAAGAAAAGGTACATACCATGAAAAATGGTTTGTAGATTGGTTAATAAAGCTAGGCATCAAAGCCAAGCGTCAACCCCTATCGGGCAGTTTAGGTGGTGAGTATCGAGGTGATATAATTTTGTCCCCAAAGAACAAAAATTATATTGCCGAGGTAAAGTATCGAACCACCGATAAGTTTCCAAGTCCGTTCAAGGTACTAGATAAACGTGACATAGCCTTTTACAAAAGAAAAACTGGAGAACCACAAGTAGTAGTAATTATGTCAGCAAAAATATTTGAAGAAATAATAAGGGATACACAAAATGAAACCAACGATACCTCTTGATTATGTAGCTGAAGTACTCAATGAATCTGGTAAAAGATTTTATATATCAGAATATATATGGAGTAAACACGGTGGAGATTGCAAGTACCGTAAAGGTGAAGAAACCTATGAAGAAGATGCAAACAAATTTGTTCATGAAAAATTTAGTAAGTATAATTGGTGGCATAACAAACACTCAACCTATTGGGGATTTGTAGAAGATACCAATATAGAAACATTTGAAATAGAATGGAATAGAATTACTATTGATGTAAAGATTAATCACTTTGGATTTTGTTTACAGAAGAATGGTGGATCACATCACCATGAATATTCTTATGAAGCTAGAGGTAATCAAGTAGAATTTGTAAAACAAAAGAATGGTATTTACAATGCAGTTGATACCATACAATTACCAACTACTAGCACTGGCTATCGTTCCGGTCATATACTTAAGAGAGATGCTAGTGAATATATCAAAGCCAATGAACTAAGAGATTATATACTTAGTGAACTTGGAGAACCACCAGCACAAGGAGATTTATTCTTATGACACTTAAACAAAAATGGTGGGAATGGCACAAAGAAAACCCACACGTATGGAAATTATTTGCAAAGTATTCGTTGATTGCAGTTGAAGCTGGTCACAAAAAATGTTCTGCTTGGTTAATAGTTAATCGTATTAGATGGGAAACAACTATTGTAACTAAGGGTACAGATTTTAAAATATCTAATGATTTCATAGCTTTATATGCAAGACTTTTTCATGTAAGATATCCAGAGCATGAAGGTTTTTTCAAAATAAAAAAGATGAATATGGATAGAGAATGGAGAGGTGACTAATGAGTTTTAGTTTGATGGCTAAAGTATGGAGTGATGATACCATTGATGATGGTATAAGTAAATTTATTTTACTTTGTCTTGCAGATTATGCAAACAATGAAACAGGTGAATGTTATCCAAGCTATACATCTATAGCAAAGAGAACAGGGTTTGCATTGCGTACAGTTAAAAGCAGAATTAAAATGCTTAATGAAAAAGGATATCTTAATATAGAATCTGGAAACAGTATGAAGTCTAATAGATACTATCTGTATCCAAGTGAGACAAAGGTAGTGCATGACATGCACCACGTGGTGCAAGAGATGCACCCTAACCTATCAAGTAACCTAGATAACTCTATAAAAGAAGATTGGAAACCAAAAGAACAAACAATTAAATCGATTGATAGCAAACATGGAAAGGGGATACTCAATCATGACAATGAAACATATAAGTTTATCAACTACTATCTTGGGACAAACCCAAAGAAATACAAGGATTGGGAAAGAGCATACCACAATTGGTGTGCCAGAGAAGCTGAACGATCAGCAAATGTCACAAGCATTAAGAGCTTTAAAGCAAGTCGATCATCCAATTCTAACGGATCAGGCAATGGCTTGTATGCTGGACTCATTGCAGAGTTTTCCAATGATCAAGAGAATCCGACGTAATGCATCAAGTGATTACATTGCAGCTTTAGAATTAGATGTTGAGTCAAAAGAAATCTTAGCAAGGGCAAAGAAAGAGGTTTTAAAATCTTTAGTTCCATTGCCAAAAGCTGATATAATTCAAAGACTTACGTGGTTAGCAAGCGTTGTTCAAACCAAAGGTGGTGTTGAAGATATGACAGTTCGTATCAAAGCACTTGCACAAAATCTTGAAGATGTTCCAGCTGATATTACAATCTTTGTTATCAAACAAATATCAGAAGAAGAAGAGTGGTTCCCAAGTTGGGCTTCGTTCTATCAAAGATTAAAGCACAGAGTTGCAAACAGAAACTTATATTTAGATAAATTAAATATGGTATCTTTTAGTAAAAAGGAAATAAGAAATGAGTAATGAAATAGATGATAGAGTTTGTTTGTTTTATGTAGCAAGCAGAATTGAAAGTATTTGGAAGTTGTTTCAAGAAGATGATGCACTTGGTTTGAAAGAACTTGATGCATTTAAGCGTGAATGTATTTATAATTTAGGTGTAAACGCAAGGTTAAAAAATGAATAAAATTATATTATATAGTTTATTAACTGTTATGCATTTTGATACTGAAGAAGCTTGCCAGATGTGGTCAGATAAAATCTATGGTGATGGATATAAGTGTCATAAGACATACAAGTATGAAGAGTTTTATTTAGAGAAACCCCCACTGAAAAGACCAGAAAGTGAGTACTATGGATATTAAAAAATATACACATAAAGTAAAAGTGTTTCGTGATAGATGGCTTAAAGACCCAAAAGAAGTTGACATAAGTCTACCATATGTTCCAAAGAACTTTACCAGACCAGATGAAATAGTTGAGTCATTTCATATTGATTGGGAAGAACAAAAGAATAAGGGTAGCAATTAAGCTACCCTTATGGGAGTTTAAAAATATATGATATTAGTTTATAAATAAAATATTATTGCTTTACATTTCATGAGTCAAGTAATATAATTTTTATTGACGGTTGTGCGTCATTTTGTAGGGTCAGCTTAGTCGCTCAAGCTGACCTTGCCCAACAAAAAAAGGGATACACATGAATCGCAAAGGCTTTATTGGTGGATCGGATTGTGCAAAGATTATGTCTGGAGATTGGCATGATCTATGGTTAGTCAAGACCGGTAAAAAAGAACCAGATGATTTATCTTTTAATCACCAGGTACAGATAGGTATTCTAACAGAAGAATATAATCTACTTGTGTTTCAAAAAGAATATGATGTTTCTCTTGAGAATTATCAAAAAGAATACATTATGAATTGGAATGGTGTACCATTGAAAGGTACAATAGATGCTGCAATAAAAGGTCAAGGTGCTATTGTTGAAGCGAAACATACAAGTTCTTTTAACAAACTGAATGTACAAATAGCTAGATACACACCACAAATACAGTTTTATATGTGGCTATCTAATACAAGCTATTGTTATTTCCCAAACTTTTTTGGTAATGGAAATGCATGGAGATGTGGGGTCATACAAAAAGATGGAGAGTATATTGATAGGCTCAAGGATATACTTCCTAAGTTTTGGTCACACGTAATAAATAATGTTGAGCCAGAAGAAGGGATACACAATGTCGAGTAAAAGAAACCCACAAGGTAATTTAAATTTATGGCTTACAGTTGAAAAAACTAATCCAGCACATACAAGAAAAGCACCAAGTAAGTTTGGTAAAACTATTAATACAATAGATGCTATGCATCAGATTAGAAATGTTACTGAACAGTTTGGTCCTGTTGGTAGTAAGTGGTCATACACTGTACAATATGATTACCCTACACTTGGAAATATTATGATGGTAATTGCAAAGGTTACTGTCACTACAGTATATGGATCATTTGGACCTGTTGCTGGAGCAAGAGCTATGATAAATCTTGATGCACCGAAAGCAAAAACAAATGATGATGCACCAAAGATGGCATTAACAGATGGTCTTACAAAAGCAATATCACATCTAGGTTTTAATGCTGATGTGTTCTTAGGTAAGTTTGATGATAATAAATATGAGGATAATAAATCATGGTAGAACAATACGACAATACAAATAGTGGAGCTTGCTTCAAGCCTTACAATCAAGAGGATAGATTAATTTTAAGTGGAAAGGTTGATATCAATGGACAAGAACATAGAGTTGTTTGTATAAATGAAGAAACAAAAACGGGTACAAAGGTTGTGCAAGTGTACACAAAGCTTTGTACTCTCTGGAATAATGATAAGACAAATGATAATCAGCCAGATAAAAGTGGACCGATTGAAGAAAAATTTAATAAGGATACTCCACTAAAAATATCTGCATGGAGAAGAAAAGATAAAAATGGTAGTGATTATTTAAGTCTAAGTGTATCTGAAAAGATGCAAAAGAGAACTGAGTTTGATGGTGGCTATCAGCATATGGAAGAAAAGAAAACTCCCATAGATGATGATGTACCATTTTAGGAATATACTAGAGTTGATTTATAACTATGAATAGATTCGGAACCATTCACCAATTAACTCTAGTATAACATATAACGTATGGCTATGGTTTGTGTATCCCAATTCCACCATAGCCATACACCAGAATTTGGTTCAAAAACATAGGGGTTTATGAACTATTTTAGAAATGTCGTAGGTTATTAAATACGATTTAATAACCAACAGGAGATGTAAATGACAAGAGCGCAATTCTTAAGAGAAGTTGGTGACACACTAGATAAAAGACAACACGTCTATGGCAATCCAAATGATAATCTTAGAGCCATAGCTAAGTGTTGGTCAGAATATAAAGGGATAGATTTTACATACCTTGATGTATGTATTATGATGATACTTACAAAAGCTATGAGATTAAAACAGCAACCTAATCATGAAGATTCATATAAAGATATAGCTGGTTATTCTACATTAGCTATGGAGTTTATTGGGAAAGCTCGAAATGAGGACCATCAATAAAAGGTCTGCGACCTTGTCCTTTTCTTAGATCAATGTAATCATTCATTGCATCTTGCATTGAACCATCAAACTCTCTGATGTCTGGTATGTGCCAAGCACAACCCCAACGTATTCCAACACCACATATCTCAGCTGATCTCTTCATTGCATCTGCAATGTTATCATAGAGAGTCAGCTCCCATGATGCCCTCGAACCAACATAAGCCATGAGGTCCACTGCATCTCCTGTAAGATGTTTTGATTTGATTGTTTGACTTGCACCTTTAGCAACAAGTTCTTTCTGTTGTTCTAAAGTTCTGAGTCCTTGTATCACACCAAAATCAATAGATGTATGTTCTATGGCTGTGGTCACTATAGCTACAAGTTCTGTTTTAACACCACTTAAATTATCTTTGCTTCTTTGTGATAGTTTATACATTAGGTATCTCCTCCAAATAAACTTCTTCCTTTATTGATTAGTGGGAAACTAGCTTCAACTTCTGCACCAGTTAAACGAAAATTATTGCTAAACAAAGTACCTGTTGATGTTGGTTTAAAACTGAATGATGCAGTTGGAACTGATGATGTTCCTAAATCTTTAGCTAAATTAAAAAAAGATGTTTGAGAAACACCTAACCTTTCATTAGATAATGAACCATATAAAAGTCTATTGGGTTCTGTAATGTAAAAAGAGGTTTCTGGTGGAGCATCAACTAAGTCTTTTAAACTTTGTACCTCTTCATTATCATCACTAAATGGTGTATCAATATAAACATAAGTAACTTCTTGAGGTACAGTTGTGGACTTTGTTGTTGACTTTACATTACTACTTGTTTGTTTGGTTGTAGCTTTTGGAATACCACTACCACCTTGACCTGTTCCTGTACCTTCTGGATTTTTATAATACTTATCCCCTACAGTACCAGGTGAATTAGTTAGATAAGTTTCTTCTTGTTGTCTGAATGCTATCTTCTGTGCAGCAGTAGGTTTGTCATCTTTAGTCGTACCATCTGGTCTTAGTTTTGGTCCAGCAGTCCCAATAGATTTGGTCAGACTTTTTTTTTCACGTTCTCTAAAAGTTTTAGCTTTCTGCCTTCTGGTAGATTCTCTTATTTTATTTTGTTGTGCAGCTTTCTTCCCAGTATTAGATGTAAATTTACCTTTAACCCCATAGCCATCATTATAAGCCATTATTTTCTACCTCCAAAAAATTTAGTTGCTGATCTTATACCAAAGGATGCAGCAATTACCACACCAAAAGAATATGTATACCATGCTGGAGCTTGCTCTAATGCTTGGAAACCAGCAAATGCCATTGCTCTTGTTTCATCAGAAATGAAGCACAACAAAAATGGTAGGCTTAATAAAACCGTTATCCATTCATCCTTCCAGCTAGATTGTGTAGCTTTGATAGCTTCTAAATCCCAATCAATTTCACCGGTCAGTTGTTTCTTTTGTATCTCTGCTTTTACTTTTTGTGTTTGTACCTTGCCATCTACATAACTAGATGCCAATGAACCTAAAGATTTAACAATTGTTAGTATCATTTTTTCTTTCTCCATTCATCCAGATTCCAAAGCAACCTGTTAATGCACCCATACAAACAGACACTAATCCACTTTGTTGTATCGTTGGATCATCTAATCCCATATACCAATGAACACTTTGATAAGTTAGGATAGTAACCACAAGCATCATAAGTCTTGGGAATATTTTATAATCATCTATAATTGTAGCTGGCATATTACCTCACTTAATAAATAACCATTTTGGTTCATACCATGTACACCAAACATAAGATAAAAGAACTATCATTACAAATATAATATCTTTCTCAGACATCTTGTTGCTTCTTTAACCAAATAACAAAGAAAATAAAACCAATAATGGTAGCTAATAACACACAAAGAAAGAATCCTTCAATGCATTTCTGTTGAAACTCTTGTCTTTTATAAACTAACTCTTGTCTTTGTTTACGAATAGTACCTTCCATCTTTAACAAATCATCCCAAGCTTTAACACCAAATTTAAATTTAACATACTGTTGTAATTCATATCGTTGCTTTTCTAAAGTCTTTTGAGCAACTAAACTTTTCATTGCAGCTTCCTCAACAGAGTCACCACTTAACATCTTCTTATAAAAGGGAGGATTTTTACTAGACTTAACAGCTTGTTCTATATCTGAACTAGCTTTCATCCATCTTGATAGATCACCAGACATACCTTCCAGATCACGACCAATAGCAAATGCTTTCTTTATGTTATTAAATGCAGCAGTAGATAGACTAACAGCAGTAGCTATTGACGCTGGATCGAACATTTTATGGAACACCTGCTCTTGGTGTAATTGTACCAACAGTGGTTGACATTGAGTGATTAAAACTAGAATTATCGACCAAAGAACCACTACTGTTTTGAGCAGTTAATAGTTTAGTATGAGATGCAGTAATTGAAGTGTTCACATTTGTGGTGGAAGAATAAGTTCCACCAGTGGTGGTTAGTGGCCCAGTTGGTTTGGCAAAGTTACCTGTGTAAACACAAGTACCAATGACTAATCTGGCATCACTAACGTAATGCAGTAACCCAGTGTCAAGGTATCCACCACCACCATAGCCATTAAATCTAAATTGACTACCTGTAAGTGCGCTACTTGAACTCCCCGATCCAGCTTGAGTGCCATCTATATATACTTTTATTGAGGCTCCCGATCGTGCAATTGC